CCGAGAACGTTACAGACTTTTTGCATGGAAAACTCCTGATAAAACAAAAAGCCCCCGCGCTCTGCAAGAACGGAGGCTTTCTGCCGGTCTGTGTGAGAAACCTGAGTTAGTTATAGCTCAGAGTTGGAATTTGCCACCAACCTTCAGGTTGATGCTGGTGTCATCGTCATAAGAGACGAAAGACAGCTCGGTGTAGCCAGGGCCAAAGCCATAACCAGCCTTGCCGCTGATGCCGTAGTCCACTTCACCAGTGTCAGGGATTTTGACCATGGGGCCAATCTGGGCATACGCACCACCACCTTCGATCCCAAGGTGAAGGTCTACGTCCATTCCGCCGACACCAGTGTCCATGTTTCCACCGACGTTGGCTTCAGGATTGAAGTAGACGGGAGCTGCGTGAGCAGGAGATGCCAGCGCAACTGCTGAAGCGGCGACACCACTCGCAAGAAGAACTTTGAGCATGGGGAAGAGAATTAACGTTTTCCTTGGCCACGATACTTCTTACGTCCATGGGACGGTTTTGAATGTGATCCATTCCCCTGTCTGGTTTTCTTGGGCTTGCTGGGAATGAAAGTGTCCCCATTAAGTGACTTCGCCATCAGCCCGCAAACTGTTGGTACTTCTGGGCAAGACCAGTAAATAGACCGTGCATTTCGTGGTCACGCTGATCGCGACCGTCGTAGATATACAACTCGTTTAACCATTTCACGCGATTTCTCATCGCTTCTACGTCCTCCGCTCCAGGCTTAGACGCGATCATTGGGTCAGGACGGTTCATCAGGCCAAGCAGTAGCAAGGTTGGGGTTGGCGACCATGACAGCGTTGCCGTCAGAGTCAAACACAAGGCCATTGTCGTCGGTTTGCTGAATCTGTGAGTCACCAGTCATCAGCTCTTTCAACGCTGCAACATCAGAACAGGCGTCAATTTCGCCTTGACGTGTATTGCAGGCTGTACGCACCGCAGCGCGATACGTCTTCCAAGTAGACGGGATGTTGGTGCTAGTTTCTTTTGCCTTGATCACGCGCCAGTCGGAACTTGCAAGCAATTTGCCCGCAGTGTCGTCTTGACGGGCTTTCCACAGCGTTTTTAGGCCGGGCGTGACGTTCCCATCGTCATCAGTAGCGTCATCGAGCTGCTTGGGAATCAGGTTGTTGTCAGAGTCGTAACCCCAATAAAAAGCTTTGTCCCACAGGAGATTGCCCTCAACAACCCATGTAATGCCGAGCAATTCGCGGTCCTGCTCAGTGCTTAAACGCAACCAGTTGGAGGGGCGCTGAATGCCATCTGGATCGGTCCAGGCAACATCCAGTGGCAGTTTTGTTCCGTCAGCGAGCTGGTAGCCCATGGGATTAAAACGATGAAGTGAGTTTAACGAGCAAGCCCGCCATTGGCTTGGAACGGGTGCTCGGCAAACGCGATCCAATAATGGTTAGTGTTATCAAAGTTAATGCCGCTTGCAAAACTGACTAAGAGCTTGAAACCGGTTGATGTGATGTAGATCTTGTATTCATCGCCTCCATACTCGTCAGTGGATCTATTTGGGTAAAGGACAGGGTTGCCGCCATTAGCGTTATACCCAACTCGCTTGTTATCAATTATGACCCAATGTGCATCACCACCACCGTTGTCGGCCTTGATCATGACGAATGCGGGTTTAAATCCGCACCAAGCGAACGGTCCGTTAACTTGATCAGTGCTGCCGTTGCCTACATATTTGCCCACGGCACTAAAGCCTTTGATAGGCGTAAAACACAGAGCAATGTGCTCTTCACCGCTGCTATTTGTTGACTGTCCTGTCCCGACAGAAAAAACAGTTGATGTTGGCGGTGTATCGTTAAAATTGACCGCAGTGTCATAAACTGCTCCATTTTCGTTGAGGTTTAAAGATTTCTCTGCAGCAGTAGGAATTTGCGAGTGATAAACAATCCAGTTTTTTGATCTGTCTCTGTTTTTAATTATGATGTACTCCGGGACAGCCCCCAACGAATGACCTACGGTCGCTGCTGACCCTGTTCCCGTGTAGCCCACGAGAGACATGCCTGCCGCTGCGTTTGTTCTGCAAGTGCTGTTGATTGAGCCGGTAGTGTTGCTTACGTTTGACGAACCAAAATCCCAACACCAAGCAACGTGTGATTTTGTGTTGTTGTTTACTGAAGTGTCAGTGCCTACATTAAATGAATTGCCGCTAAATGATCGAATAACTGTTGTCGCTTCGTTTTCGGCTCCAGTTAAATTAGGGCTAAGAAAATTATCCCCACCCTGCAGTACAGTGCCAAGTCGGTGATTGTCAGTAGCGTTTCTGATCTTAATCCATGTAGCGCCAACAGTGGTTAAGCTCGACGCAGTAACAGTCCGATTGTCTTGACCGTCGCCTGTATACGTTACCGCTGTAAAATGGCTTGAACCCTTGCCAATCGTGCTAGCCGTAATATGACTTGTAGCGCACACTTTGTAACCACTTGGCGCGCTTGTCTTATACGGGCGTTGCCCAAAATTTGCAACTAAAGTAGTTGAACTATCTGGTCCGTAAATGTTGACAAAAGGCGCAACGCTGTTGGGGACGCTTGATACGCTAGTTGACTGCAATGTGCCGTTTTTGTAAAACGCAAGGGTGTGGTTGTCTTGATCAAGAGCAAGACCAATCGTGTCGCCAATCGTGTAAGTGCTATTTGTTCCTTGTGACGAGCCGTCTTTATACACGCCTCCGTTCGGCCACATAACAATGGCACCAGTGGGGCCACCACTGCCAGGCTGAACATCAAGGGCAACGTCGTTTGTTGCGACACCAATCGATATTTCACCGCCACCGCTGATTGAACCACCGCTAAGCGTTACTTCCCACCACCATTTACCACTGTCGAAGAACATAGTGCCTCTACAAGAGTGGAATCCACTTGCTCCTTCAGTTGCCTCAAGGTTGCCATTGCTATGAGTGAGGTTTGCGTCTTTGTCTAGCGGGTTCCAGGTGCAGTAATTCGACGATAATTCCCCGCCAGTGCCAGTATCATCAGACGCATCACCGTTTGTTGGAACATCTCTTGATACGTCAGAAGTTGCAGCAGTATTTACCAAAACGGTGTCGTCAACTTCAATTGCATAAATATCCGCGCCAGCCCCGTTACCGCCGGCATGAAAACCTACATCAGTGAGCGTGAAAGGAAGCGTTCCAAGGTCTGACGTCACATCAACGTATTGCGGCGATGACCGACTTGGAGCTTCTCCTGTGTTGATTGTCTTGTTGATATAAAGAGTCCCTTGACCCGACTCAACACCGCAATACACTCTTAGCTTTGAGCTTACTGTTTGAGCGGTGAAAGAGACGCCTGAACCGTTTGGGCGGATACCTATGCGATCGCCACTAGCCGTACTTCCATCAAAAGCGCCCGCAAGCGAACCAGACGCAAAATTTCCGTAAACAGAAGCGTTTAGATCGACAAGTTCAGTAAGATTATTTGCTGTAAAATCATTATTGTTGCCACTGGCATCGTTACCGATTCCGCTTTCGTTTTCAAAGTCGAAAAGATGGAATCCGTTCGTTCCAAACGTGCCATCATAAGCGGCACATTGCCAAACCCCGTTGGAATCAAAAGATCCAAACGACGTGGGGTCAAGCTGTTGCCCGTCGATAAAATACACATCGGCCATCAATAAATCTGCCTTAAATATGTCGCTATTTTCTTCTCTTCCAATAGAGTGTTTTACATTTTGTTGATTTATCGCTGTGTCTGCGTTTTGAGTAAAAGTATAGCCACTATGTGAGTATTGAACGCCGTTTACATACAGCTTTAGCCTGTCAGCAGCCGTAGACTGCGTTGTGTCCATTGCGGCAACTATGTGATACCAACTGGCAGGATCACGGAACTGCGCTGTTGTGTATGCACCGCCAGAGGCTTCACCAAAACCCAGAACACCTGCAGCTGCAATGTTCAACAACCCATAAGGATTGCCTGTAGCGGGAAAATTTTCAGTGCATTCAAATAATGTGTACCTGTCTGTTTGCCTCTTACCCAGCTTGACCCAGCCAGCCCAAGTCCATGTTTTGCGGTTGCCTGCAGACGAGGGAGTTCGACTTAAATAAGACCCATCATCTGCAGAAAACCGGACACTCCTCTGCAACAACTTTGCGGGCGTCGCCGCCCCCGCACCAGCGGTTGCCAACAACGGAGAGGAAAGATTGCCGGGAACTGTCATCAGGAAGCAGCCTTAACGTCGAGGTGTGCAGTGATCAGAATTTTTTCGTCAGCCATAACGGCGTAGGCCAAAACCGTAACAGCGCTTGCTGTGGCAGTTACGGTCGGCAGCGTACCGCCAACAAACCGATAGTTCGACCCGTACCCCAAGGTTCTGCTGCCCGAACCGTCTTGATGGACTTCAATAAACCCTGTTTGACCTTCAACAACGTTTGTCGGGTTACCAAGTGTTCTGTTGCCGCCCAAGACAACTTTAAAGTTGTTGTTGTCATCCATATCAATCGCAATCGTTGACGCATCGGTCAGCGTTGTAATCGCTCCACGCACACCGCCTGTAACTACCTGACCGTTGGTAGTTTCGGTGGCAAGCAGGAAAGACGCAAAGCCGAGATTGCCGCTAGCGTCAGTCTTCAGTGCTTGGTTTGCCGTTCCATCAGCACTAGGCAGCGTGAACGTGACGTTGCTGGAAACAGTGGCCGGGGCCTGTAGCGCTACATAGTTGCTGCTATCCGAGTCAGCAAAACGCACATCAGATTGCGCGTTCAGCGTGATGTCACCTGTAAATGTCGCGCCAGATGCACTGACTAGCCCGAAGTTGGTCGATGCCGTTCCAAGCGTTATGAAGCCGTCGTTTGCCGCATTCCTGATCTTTAGGGTTGCCGGTGTTGTGCTGGTGTCCAGAAACACCATGTGAGCAACCAAGTTGCTCGGCGCTGATGAGCCGCTGTTAAGCGTCTGGACCGCTCCAAGGATCGAGTTCAGCTCAGTACGGAAGTTCGCACCTGACTGGTTAGCGAGTGAATAATCAGTTGCTTGTGCCATCAGGTGATCTCCTTGCCGTGCCCAACGGCTTGATAGTCGAAGTTCCTATCCACAATGCTACCGCCAGACGCCTTAAAAGTAATGGTGAAACCAGTTCTGCTTACGCTGCTTAGCTCGAAGAAGTCACCAGTTGCCATGTTGGTCGCTGTAATCGTGATGCTTGGTGTGCTGTAGAAGGCAGACGGGAATGTCACTGCCTTGGCTGACGTTCCACTGCTGATGTTGCGTTGCTGCTCAGTCCGGCGCTGGAGCTTCACCGTTACGCCAAGGGTTTGAACCACAACATCCTGCGAGTCGTTACTGGTTTCCATCTCAACCTTGAACTGGAAGCCACGGCCTCGTTTTGTTGAGTTGGCGAACGGCTCCCAAGTGCCGTAGGTCGGAGAACCACTCGGATCATCATTGGTGGAGCGTGAGTACAGCTCAGCGTTGGTTTCCGATAGGTCGTCAGCGTCGATGTCGTTCCAGGTGTCGATATTGTCTGAACGTGAATCCCAGAAGTCGTCGGGGTTAATCGACGTGATCTTCAGATTGGCTAGCAGCTCAACGTCGTAGACAGCGCCCATATCGAGCGTGTTGGCAAAAATGTAGTTGCCGATTGACACCACGTTGCCAAAGAAGTCAAGGTTGGTAACGCTGTCAAAGTCAGTGATGTCATCAATCTGGCCGTCAGCTTCGAGCGTTATGCCGCCTTCATCAACGCTGTTAAACGACTGAGAGAACGTGCCAGGGAAGTTCGGGCTTTCGGTGTAGGTCTGAACTACCTCAAGATCTTGGGGCTCAGGCTGCTCAACCTTGACTGTCGGGATTCCTGTCAGCGGCGCATAGTTGCCGACAGAATCCTTGGCGCGAACAAGGTAGTGGCCGTCCTTTAGCGGAACAATCTTGCGTGTTGTGCTGCCGTTGACGGTCGGGACAATCTTTTCTGACTGCGACCACTTGATGTCGCCAGTGGTTCGAGGGTTATGGCGGATCTCGACCGTTCCACCAATCTTGACGTCAAGATCAGCTGCTTCAGGCCAGTGCAGCTCAGCGCTGTGCAGGTCGATCGGTGTGATGTTTAGGCTGGCGATATTTGACGGTGGCGCCGTTTTCCCGGCAGCATTGATGGTTGCCGTGGTTGTGCTGCTGTATCGCTTGCCTGTCTGCTCAACATCTAAGCCATAACCAACGGCACGAACGGTCACCTGATAGCGACCAACTTCTGTGTCAAGGATTTCGTACCCAGTGGTTGTTACGAACTCCGTAACTGAATTGTCTGCCTCAAATCTATATTCGACCTCATATTCGTTGGCACGAACAGACTGCTGCCAGTTGACAGTAATTTTTTGAAGAACCTTATCGCCTTCTTCGTAAAGAATTTCTTCTAGCTGCAGGTTCGTTACTGGGTCTGGTTTTTCAGCAAGCTGCGTAACCGTGCGGTCGGGGAACGTAAAGCTTGCATCTTCAATGATTTCGTATTTCAAGCGCTCATGCGCTGCTGCCGTAACCGTGTAAACACCCTCACCTTCCTCAACAGTAAGGATGCGCCACTGCGTCAGGTTGACGTCTGCATACCCAATGTTGAACGGCGCACCAGCAGTGGGAGCCATGGCCAATGTGCTGCCTGGGGTGACAGTGTTGCCGACAATGTTTGAGTTATTTGTCGCGCTATAAGTGCCGTCAGGCAAAATTGTGTGAAAGACAAAATCTGTTGGCGCACTCGCACCAAACATGTTGGTGTCACTGCGATCTAGCTTAATTGCGGTTGTTGTTGACCCTGAGGCAATACGCCCAGCAACTACTCGGCCAGTACGGACTGGATCGCTGATCTTGACATAATCGCCAGGGCGGACAGTTATGCCAGCTGCCATGTCTGTTTGGAAGCTGCAGATCTCAGACTCGCGATGGCTTGTATAGAGAAACCACTTACCTAGGCGTCGTGCCTGTGCTCTGCTGGTGCAAGCAAAAGCGTCGATCTCCTGCTTGTTGTATCCGTACTTATCAAGAAAATCGACGTTCGGGTCAGAAGCGGTGACGAATTGACTGCTTAGTTCTACCAGTTCTTGCCGGAAGTCCCTGGCATTCATGTCGAAGTACCGGACAGCCACGCAAGTCGGGCGGCCCTTCATGCTTGTGCCTGAGTAGCTGAAACCCTCTTGGGTAACGTTTGACTGGTTAAAAACGTAGATAAAGTCCTCAGGGCGGTCTTGGGCTATCGAAATACCCCCTGTTCCGGCAACAGAGGTTCCTGCTTCCCAGAAGGGCATTGCCCGAAAAACAGAACACAGCTGCTGAATCAGCTTGTAAGCATCGCTCTGCGAGTTAATTACAACATTGCAGCTAAAACGCGGCTCCGTCCCACCAGCGTTGTTGCTGACCTGTTCCGAGCAGTACGCACTTGCCTTTTGAAAATCGTAAACATCAAGGTTGGCTGCAACGTCATCCGTGCCCTCAAACTGACTCCCGTCCTTGGCTTCAGCTCTTGTACGCTCTTCAGGGGTCAGGATCTGTGAGCCAAGCCCGTAGCGGGTGTTTGTCAGCAGGTCGTAGAGGATCCAAGCGGGATCGTTACACCACTTCCGGTCTGCCTTAAATGTGCCGTTAAACGTTCCAGAATAATCAAGTGATCCGTCGTTTCTGACAGCCGCGTTGTGTGGGATGCGAATCTTTAAGCCCCTAATTCGGAACGTTCGCTTAGGAATGCTTGGAAACTGCTGTGCGTCAAACTGCGATCCAAAAACTACGCTGTTTGGATAGCTTGTCTTATCCGTAATTAGCTGGTCGAAGGAGTACCAAATCAAATCATCGCGAAGTGTATCGTCGTCAGGCCGGACAGACTGCGAAGTTCTAATAATGCGAATGTTAATTGGGTATTTGTTTGGATTATTGACAATGTTGCCCGATACAGTTGTTTTAGTGTCAAGCGGAATCTCGTGCGTGCGTTGAAATAAGTCGGGCGTGTAACCGTTAATCTGAAAATGGCCATCGCCTAAATAGCCCTGATCGTCAACAACGTCGGTGCTTCCTGAAATAGGAACATTGGCAAAGTCAGAATCGCCGTTGTACTGAATCTGTATCTTGTATTGCAGAGGAAGCCCCCTTACTTTGCCGTTGTCTTTTACCCTCGTCAAAGCCGGTACACCTACAGTAATGTTTACTTGATCAACATCAACATCAGTAATTGTTCTAACAACCGGTGCTCCATCGCTTAGATGGATGTTTTCATCCCCATCACTGCCTGTTGTGCTCCCCCTAGGAACTTCAGTGTTTACCTGTGTAGTGCTGCTGTTTGTCGATCCGGGAAACTTGGTAAGTGGTCCTTGGCTCTGCGTTCCAAGCTCTGTTTGAAAAACGCCTCGGCCAACGTCAAAATTAAGGTGCTCTTCAATGTCTGCATCTGTAATCTTGGTTGTGCCGCTAATCGAAGCAGCGGCTCCCAAGACAGGCGTGTTGTTGAAAAACACATCCTTTAACGCACCAATCGCATACTGCTCAGGGTTTGTGCTGTGGCTTATCCCTGCATTAGGAAACCCCTCAATCTCGCCTTCACATAAGAGGTCAACAATTTGAGCAACTTGTTTGGAATTAAGGTCGTCCTTAGGCATCTCTAGGTGTTCTCCTGCTTTTCTGCGGTCAGCTTGGTGCTTAAGACCACGCTACCGACGATCATCTCCCCGTAAACGACAGGAACAGGGACACCCTCTTGGCTTGTGTTTTCTATGCCCGAAAAAGCAAACCCGCCTTGGCCTTCTCCGAATTCAGGTTGGCTTGGTACGGGCGTAATCATCTGCGCGATACCAGTAAGAGTCAACGCAATACCGATGTTCCCTGCCGCAGCAGCAAGCGCAGAAGGAGTTGCACCTGCGCCAATGAACCCAACTCCTTTTGCTCCAAAGGCAAATCCTGCTCCACCAGACGCAATCGCAATACCAATTAACGCCGCACCAGCAAGAATCGCCCCAACACCACGTCCGCCCGCACCAGTCACAACAGGAATGACCTTCACCACGTCATCTGCAGCCATTGGGTATTGGAGCTGCTCAGGATGATCCGCTAACTGCAAATCAAATTTGCCAACAGCGACCTTGTAGTAACCGTCCCGCATCAAGCTGCGAAGCTCGGGAAAATTACACAGCAAAAACCTGATTGCATCGGCAGGTACACGCACCAATGCCTCAAACACGCTCTGACCGCAGTGCTCTGCCAAGTGCCCGTAAACCTTGACCGTGCGGAGCATCTCCCGTCAGCCGCTATAC